ACGTACAGACGGCCAGAGCCAAATTGGCTGAAATGGAAGGGCAATTAGGGAGCACCGACAACAGAATAATAGAGATGAACAACCGTGTTACGGAATTAAACGGCAAACAAGGCCAGCTTGTGACCACCCTGGAGAAGGTACGGGTAGGTCAGATGTCAATGACCGATGCAATGGCCCAGGCCACACCCAGGGCACAGGAGCTAATTAAATGGATACAGATTTTAGGTATCCAATCCCCGTTTACTTCTGATGGTATCCAGAAAGCTTTTCAAACCGCCCTGGCCTACGGCTTTACTACCGAACAGGCGCAGCGATTAACCGCAGCCGAGGTAGACTTTACGGCGGCCACCGGCAAAAGCTCACAGGCGGCTGATCTTATTGCCCTCGCATTGGGTCAGATTCAATCACGGGGGAAGGTGGCGGCCCAGGAGCTACGGCAACTATCCGAGCAGGGTATCGGCACAAATCGTATTCTTGAGGATATGGGTTTTACCCTGGATGATGTAACTAATGGCCTGGTCGATACTGACATATTTATCGAGGCCGTTATCCAGGATATGGAAATCTTTAAAGGGGCAGCCAAAGACCAGGCGACTACCTTTAGTGGGTTGGTAACGTCTTTGAGTGAAGTTAAGGCCATCGGCTTGCGCGAGTTTTTTACCGGCACGTTTGAATCTATCCGGCCTTATCTGGCTAATTTTGTGGATTTTTTAACCAAAGCCGCTTTTGAGACGGGTAGTATCCGGGCACTGGGGGACGTATTGGGCCAAAAGGTGGGCGGGGCGCTGGCAATCATCAATCGGTGGGTCACGCTCATTAGCCAACTTGGAGGCGGGGCGGGCCTGACCATTTTCTCTGATTTGTTTGGACCGCAGGGGATTACCTTGTGGGCACAAATCGGAACGCTCGTGGGCAATGTGGCTGATACCTTTAGCGAATGGAGCGGAGTACTGGGCGGAATTTTGCCGTCGTTCTCTGAGTTTTCCGGGGGCATTATTCCGGCCCTCATAAGCGGCTTGACCTTCCTCAATCAACATTTTGAGGAATTTAAGGGGGCAATGCTTGGTATTGGGGCGGTGATGGGCGGGGCCGTATTTGCGGCGGTGGTGGCAGGGCTAATCGGGTTACTTACGCCGATTAACCTGATTATAGCCGGCGCTGCTTTGCTGGGGGCGGCGTGGGCGGGCAACTGGGGAGACATTCAGGGCAAGACGATGGCAGCATGGGCGATCATTCAGCCTATTCTGGCCCAGGTTGCCGGTTGGCTGCAAGTAAATATACCCGTCGCCATTCAAACTGCTTCTGGCTTTTGGACCAATACTCTTCAACCGGCTATGGTTCAGGTAGGTGGCTGGATAACAGGGACGCTTATTCCAACCCTGACCGAAGTATGGGGTTGGCTCAATACGAATATCCCCATCGCTGTTCAGTTTCTTTCGGATACGTGGACAAACTATCTCTTGCCGGCCTTGACTGGTGTATGGGGTTTTATCTCAAGTACGCTAATTCCGCTGTTCTCTGATTTTGTTAGTGGATATATAGAGGTTACTTCAACCCGTCTGCAAGTTCTGGCGGATACCTGGACGCTCTATCTATTGCCGGCTTTAACGGCTGTTTGGGGCTATCTCAACCAAAATATCTTTCCATTGGTACAGGCCATCAATGGTTTTATAGGAGCCGTCTTTAACAAAACCATTGAAGCGGCAGCCGGGTTGTGGCAAAACATCCTGTGGCCGGCATTGCAAAAAGTCTGGAGTTTAATCAGCAACTCTTTGCAGCCGATTTTTCAGGATTTAGCCGGTACGATTAGCGAGGATGTTTCTCCTATCCTTAATTACCTGGGTGAGACTATTTTACCGTTGCTGTCCGATGGACTGGAAATCGTGACGGAGTGGATTAAAAAAGCAACCGACTTTTTTAACGGCTTGAAAGATGCGGTTAATAGCTTTGAGTTACCGGAAGTGCTCCAAAGACATTCGCCCTCCCCCTTTGAACAATCTTTAATAGGAATTTCCAACGCGGCTTTGGTCGCTAAAAGTGCCATAGCTGCATTAACCCAGGGTGTCTCTACCGGCTCGGCTGCCTTTAGAGAAGCGGTAGGGAATATGTTTGGCCTGGAAAGTATTCTGGCAGGTACCGGCCTGGTGGGTGAAGGCCGGAGACACGATATTGACGCTATTTTTCGCAATGTCCTGGGAGGGATTATCCCCCAAATAGAGGCTGGTACGTTTGGAATGAATGAGCTACTGGCAGCCATTAACCAGGGGGCTGAACTGGGGGGAATATCTCTGTCTCAGGCTCTTGACGCTATCGAGCGAGGGGGATACACCTTACAGCAGCTTTTGGACAACCTCAATACCTCATTCAGCGAAACTCAAAAAGCACTCAGGCTGGCCAGGGCGGCTCAATCAGTTGGTATAGCCGGCCAGTTTGCTCAGTTCGGAATCACGGCGGCAGACAGGTTGCAATCCAGGATCGAAACCCTACAAGCCATCGTGGATAGTGGTACAGAGGGCGCATTTGGGGGCCAGATCATCTCCGCTACTCAGGCCCAAGAGGAACTTAATCAAGCCCTGGCCGATCAGGTAACGGTACAACAGCAGATCGTTGATCTACAGCGACAGCAGGCCGATCTGCAATTTTTACAGCAGCAAATAGCCCTGATCCAGATGATTAAGGACGCCGGCCTGAATGTAGAGGATATTCTGGGTGGCATTACCCTGGGGTTGGACGCCAGTCTTCCGGACATTGTGGCGGCGATGAACGCCGTTGTTCAGGCGATGTTGGATCAGATCGATGATGATCTGGCTATCCAATCTCCTAGCAAGGTAATGTTCGACAAATTCCGGCAGGTTGGTTTGGGGGCAGCCAAAGGCATTATGAGCACCAAAGGTATTTTGGAGCGGGCCTTTGCGCCGGTTGTACAGCCATTACTTTCGGCGGGGCCGGGGGTGCAAGGCTCGCCGGTGAATAATAACACGTACTATGATTTTAATATGACTGTCAATACCGGGGCCTCGCCTCAGGGGGTTATCCGGCAGTATTCGGTTATGGCAGGGATGTTGGCTTAATTTTGAATAATCTATGATTAGATGATAGAGTGGAGGTGGAAATTTTAATTACTAATGGGGAGCAAAAAAGCGAAAAGGCTACTATCCATCTTTCTATTAGTCCTGTTCTTTGCGCCAGCGGCGCAAGCCCAGGAACCGTTTAAGGTTTATCTACCCGTGATACTATCTTGCTTCAATCAAGACAACAATTGGCGCATCATTCAGCCGGTTGCCTCGACCAATTACGTCCTCAATCCAAGCGGCGAAATTGCCGGCAGCTCTGCCGACGTTGCCGGAGGGACCACAACCCGTAGTACTACTTATCAAAAATATGGCTTGTATTCCTACAACGTCGTCACCGTAGCCGCCGGTGATGGCGTATCGCTTGACTTACTCACCCTGGCTAATTCAGCCCATTACGTCACCCTCCGGGCACGTAAATCCTATCCTATCCTACAGGCCACGCTTGGCACTACTACCCATACGCTGCGCCTGATTGAAAAAATAGATGAGGACTGGGACCTGCTAGGGGTTGGCTTCCAGGCCGCCGATGCAAACGGGGCCACGACGGTCGAAATAACGGCCACGGCCACGGGTGACTTTTACCTTGACGGCATCCAGGTCGAACCGCTGGCCTATTGGACCACCTACATTGACGGCACTCAGCCGGGCTGCGGCTGGTTGGGGACGCCGCATGCTTCGGCTTCAGAGCGCAGCGGGGCTAGCCGGGCCGGGGGCAGGTCATTGGATTTTTGGATGGAATACGGCTTCCAGGTCCAAAAGGTCATCGGGGCCGGAGCTGCTACTCATAAGTTGGGCGTGGATTCCTATGCCCTTTTGCCGGGGGGGGAACTCAATAGTGATAAGATTTTATCACGCGAGTTTCAGATTATCGGCAAATTCATAGCTGAAACGGAAGCAGACCTGCTGGAAAAGAAACGGGCGCTTGAGAGCGCATTTTATTCCAACGATACTCAATTGACTCGGCTGCGCTTCAACGGTGGGTTAGTGCAAAAAGAATTAGCTGTGAGGTATCAGGGCGGGCTGGAAGGCGACCTGGCTACGTTTTACGGAAATGTGGAGATTGTCGAGGACGAACGATACACCGAACACGAGCTTTACACCGAAAAGGCCGCTATCCAGGTGGTTGCACCCTATCCATACTGGCAAGAAGTGGGGGAGAGCGCGGCCCTGCTGGACACGAACGACAGCGCCACGTTTCGACTTGTAGCGGGTAGGCTGAGAAGTACGGGGCAATGGGATGAATTGGGGCCACCCAACGCGGCGGGGACGTATACGGCAGTTTATGCCCTGGCCGAAGATGACATCTACCTGTATATTGGCGGTGATTTTCTTAATTGGGACAATATAGCCAATGGTGACCGGATAGTTAGGCTAAACAAACAAACCGGCGGTTATTCTGCAATGGGAACGGGAGGTGGAAACGGGGGTGTTTTTGCGCTTGCGATTATGCCCAATGGGGACGTAATAGCGGCTGGTACATTTACCAGCATGGGTGGTGTTGCCAACACCACTCGTGTGGCTAGATGGGATATATTAACAGAAACTTGGAACGCAATGGCAATGGGGCTTGATAACACTATCTCCGCCCTGGTTGTTGGTTTGAACGGATTACTATATGCTGGTGGTCAACAGTCTAACAGGGTTGACAGTTGGAATGGGATTTTATGGTCAGGAGTAGGAGTTGTTGCAAATCCGTGTTTGGCACTGGCCATTGGACCGGATGGAACGTTATACGCCGGGGGTGTTATAGCTCCGAATGGCGGTTGGCTTTCTTATTGGGATGGCAATTCGTGGACTTCTATATTTAGTAACGCAAATGAGTTTGTTGATGCTCTGGCCGTCGCTCTCAATAGCATCGTGTTTATTGGTGGTGATTTTACGAATATTGGGGGTGTTACTTACAATTACGCCGCCTCTTGGAATGGCACGTCATTATCACCTCTAGGTGATGGAGTGAATGATATAATTACAACAATGAAAACTGCCCCGGATGATTCTATATACGCATCGGGGTCTTTTACCCAGGCGGGAAATGTCATTTTGGCTGACAGGTTAGCCAGATTTAATCGATATGCGTGGGCTAACTTGGATATAGATTTACCAGGTTCTCCCACATCCTATGGTATTTTACCCGGTACTGCTGACCCTGTATTTAAGCAAAAGTACGACCTATGGCTTGGTTTCAACACCACCGGTACCGGCACATTCGCCGGCCTTGTCACCCCCACTAACGGCGGAAACGTCGCCGCTTATCCCAGGATTGTCTTTACCCGTTCCGGGGGCACATCGGCCACGGTTGCCACATTGCGCAATGAGGATACCGGCAAAGAACTCCTCTTTAACTATGCCCTGTTGAATGGGGAAACATTGACCATTGACCTGACGCCGGGTAATCGGGCTATTATTTCCAGTTTCTTTGGTCCCCGGCCTGATGCAATTCTGGCAAATAGCGATTTTGGCTCGTGGGCTTTGCAGCCGGGCGACAATGACGTAAGTAGTTTTGTTATCAACAACGGGGCGACGATTACGGCCTGGCTGACCTGGCGGGAACCATTTAGCGGGTATTAAAATATGGCCGGAAATTACGAAATCTATTTAACCACCGACACCGGTGTTAGACTGGCCGCCCTTGATAATTTTATATCCCTTGAGTGCAGCCGGGTTGCCAGCAGCATCGGCTCGTTTGGGATGTATCTACCCCTGAGCTTTAATCCCGATCTGATTGCTCCTGACCGGCAAATCCAGGTATGGCGACAACCCGACGGGGGACGGCTTGGTCTGTGGCGGGTTTACTTGCTGCGTAAATGGAAATTTAGCACGCAGGACAGTGATCAGATGCTCGAAATAGCCGGGCCGGATATGAACGACCTGCTGCGCCGGCGCATCGTGGCCGCTTTTGCCGGCAGCGCCCAGGCCGGCAAAACCGACTTTGCCGACGATATGATGAAAGAGATAGTGACCCAATCCATAGCCGACGGGGTTGCGCCGGTCCCTGCCGCTGGAACGCGGGTATGGTCTAATCTGAGTATTGCCGCCGACTTGGGCGATGGACCGACTATTACCAGGTCGTTCCCGTGGGAAAAGCTCCTGACCGCTTCTAACAATGGCGTTCTACCCCAATTGGCTAAAGCGGCCCGCGAGGCCGGGACGGAAGTATTTTTCGACATTGTGCCCAATGTGGTTAGCTCAAATTCCATCACATTTCAATTCCAGACCTTCACCGGCCAGCCGGGGCAGGACGTTAGCGACCGGGTGACATTCGACCAGGCCGATGGCAATATGAAAAACCCTTCTCTTGAATACGATTACACAGAGGAGGAAAATTACATATACGCCGGGGGGCAAGGTGAGGAAAGCGACCGCAATATCCAACAGGTTTACGACAGTACCCGTTACGGTCAATCCATTTGGGGCCGTTGCGAGGGGTTTGCCGATGCCCGCAACCAATCTACAGACAACGGGGTTATCTCTGCCGGCAATACGCATTTGGAAGAGGGCAGGTCCCGGATCCGCTTTACAGCGCAGCCGCTTGATACAACCGGTACTCGGTTTGGAATTGATTGGGATTTTGGCTACCAGGTGGGGGCCAGATACCTCAATCGGCAATTTAACAGCATCATCCGGGCTGTGTCTATTGTAGTGAATGAAAATGGTGAAGAAATTCGGGCGCGGCTTGACTACGAGGCAGCAATCTGATGATAGAAGAACTCATCAGGCGGCTAACCAAACTGGAACGCGATTTTGAGGGATTGATAAAGCCGGAGACAGGCCGGTGGATAGATTGGACACCAACAGTAACTCAGGGGGTTGCGGTTGCGGTGACGGTGACAGGGGCTAAATATAAGGTTAGCGAAGATGATGTTAGGATTTATGCTCGGCTTGCCGTGACGGGAGCGGGAACGGCAGGGCAAGCTATTGCTCTTGCAGGTTGGGCGGCGGCTCTAAATCCCAATCCTGGCCCGGCAGGATGGCCTATGGGAGTCGGAATAATCATTGATGCTACAGGACCAACAACTTATAGTGCTGTTTGCCGCTACAGTAGCAATAATCTGGTTTTTGCCTCTCAAACGGCCAACGCTTTTTTGGGGAGCAACCCGGCTTTTACCCTGGCTAACGGGGATAGTATTTATGCGAATATGTACTGGAAGATTTAGCCTTGTAGTGCTTTCAGTATCCTGCCAGGAGTGTGCTTTGTTGGGTATTCGAAAATCAGGGAGACAGGACTAAAATATCCTGTAATTTGTATACCAGTTTACCTGTGAACTGGTCTACAATTGACAAAACGGTACTATCGAGAAGGCACGTCAGCCGGATGTTTTTGAAATCCGGCATAATTTCGGCGGACACGTCCAGGACTTCAACCCACCCCTGCTTTATATCAAACGGCTCGTTATATGTTTCCAGTCCCTCGCTAAACACCCGGTACACCTCCGCAAACCGGACCACTGCCGCCCGTCGTTCCAAGATCAAATTAAGTGATAAGCCGAGTTCTTTCTCTTCGGTTTTTAGCCTGTTCAATTCATTCTTGAGCGCGGCCCTAGCCTCCTTAATATCTTCCTCTTCCGCTTCATCGGCAAACGCCAGTAGCAGCCGTTTCAGTTGCCTCATTAGTTTTTCCTGCCGTTCTCGATTTTGGCGCAGCGTTGTTTCAAGCTGGCCTTCCTGGCCTATATCGCCCTTCAGCGCCTGATCAATCAGCCGGCTTGAGTAATCCGGGTCTGACAGGATACGCTTAATCCAGGTCCACACAATATTGTCTATCAGGTCTACCCGGAAATGGGGCAAGCCGCATGGGTCCGCCGTCACATAGCGGTGGTGAGAGCCACAGCGATAATATTGATGATTAGCCAGCCGGCCTTGCAAAATTCGACCGCACAAAGGGCACTTGATGCGCTTGAGCATCAGGTACCCGTGTTTAGTATTGCGACTGGCCATGGCTTTGTTTTTGGCCATAATCACCTGTGCTCTATCGAATATAGCCCGGTCGATGATAGTCGGGACTTCAACGGCTATCAGATCGTCAATCGGATTGGGCACGTGATGGTGCTTGCCCTCTACCTTAACAGAGGTGTTTTTTCCCCAGTACCACACGCCGGTGTAGGTTTCGTTTTTGAGGACACGGATAACGCCGGTGGTCCCCCATTCCCCGTATTTTTTCTTTTTCTGAAAATGACCGCGTAAATCTGACCAGGTAGGTATTTTTTTCTCCGTGAGGTAATCCGCAATTTTGGCCAGGCTCAAACGATCAATAGCGTACAGTCTAAAAATCAACCTGACTATCTCGGCCTCGCTCTCTTCGATTATCAGCTTGCCGTCTACGGCTCGGTAACCATAAGGGGGCCTGCTGTTTACCTGGACGTAGCCCTGAGTGGCCCTGGTTCGTTTCCCCATCCGGCACATCTTTAGAAATTCCTTGCGCCAATAATCGGCAAAACGCCCCTGGATGTCTTCTACTACAGCCCCACCCAGAGAGTTTAAATCAATAAGGCCGCGTTGGGTATAGTGAAGTTCTATCCCCTTCGCGGCCCATTCGTCCCTGAGTTTAACGTAGTCGAGCGGATTACGACTAATGCGGTGGCTCTCGTAAGCAACCACGGCGGTTGCGGTTCTGCTGGCCAGTTGATTTTGTAGCTCGGTAAAGCCCGGACGATTGAGGGTCATCCCGGTTTCATCGTCAAAGATTTCAACTACCAGATTTAGGTTGTTTTTCTGGCAATACGAGCGGATGCTCTGTATCTGCCCTTCCAGGCTCGCTCCCGTTTCGGCCTGTTCGTCGGATGACACCCTGGCGTAGCCGATTGCGTTCTTCATTTTGCTCCTCTATCCATTTAAGGTGCTTTTTGAACATTGCTACCATTGCTGGCAGCGCTTCCGGGGGGATTTCTTTCGCCATTATATCACGGTCTCCTTTCGCTACAAAAATTCAAACGGTTTTTACGGGTCATCTTATCACCCCAACGGCAGCTTCAACTGCCCCAGCGACGGCCGTTCTCGCTTCCTAAAATTCACTAGCGGCGTCCCACCCAGATCGGTTGTTTTTCGCAACCGGAAGCGTATCTTCCCCAAATTACGCTCAGGGAAGATATTTTCGGCCACGATGAACATCTCGCCTGAACGCAAAGCGCGGACCTGACCAAATGAAACGGGCAGGTATTGGGCAATGACCTGCTTATAATCCTTCTCGTAGGTGACTTTCCCAAACAGGCGCACATTAGCTCCAAAGATCATCTGTTTGTGCAGGGGCCATGGCGTTGGACTTACCGCAACCCTGATTGCCAAGCAAGACAACGCCAAGACCCTCGGATTGGTAAGGTGGGCGAGAGAGATTGATTGCCGCGTTATCGAAGAGATGCAGAATCAAGTCGTCATCTGGGCCGGTTTCGGTTAGGTACATCGGGCGAATTTCGGTCATTAGCATGGGTTATCCTTCCACATTTTCATTATGTTTGCACAGGATAGCTCAAAACATTTATAATGAGCATTGTTTTTTGTTTTCCCTCCGTCCGGTATCCATCTCTTACCATCAAAATACTGGCAGAATCGGCGGGCTTTCATTCCGGCATAGTTCCCGTCAACGCTCACTACATTTAGATAATGAGCCAAAGATAATTGTTTTTCAGGGCGTCCTCCCAGTAGGTGAATCGGCCAACCTAAGAACTCACTAAGAAAAACATCGGTACCAGAAAAGCCAGTTGGCACAGAATAACCAAGTCTCACTTGGATGTCACCGTTTTTAGTCGGAATGACTCTAGGTAAAAATCGTATAATCCCGTGCGCCTTCGGGATGATAATAATGGCTGGTTCTCTAATCTCTTCCGTTTTTCTATCGATTTCTGGTACAAGATATTGGGCCGCGCACACGGTCCAAAATGTCACCCGCGCCAATTGGCTCCAATGCTCCAAATCAAGTACAGTCGCCAACCTGGGCCGGTATTGTTTTAGCGCCGCCATGTATCGCTCGAAATTTGGAGTCTCCCAGTTCTGGTCAACAAATTGAGGCCGATAATAAATAGTGTTTGGCAGTTGCGCACCGTAGCTAAATCCGGCGTCAATTGCTATTTTGGCAAAGCGAGGGTTTCCAGCCGCGCAATAAATCAAAGTTGGAGTCGCCAATGATTTACCCTCCTCATTTTAAGTACAATCTCCAAAGATTTAACTTACGGCCTCTGGGTGTAGTCTCAGTTCCTTCCAGCACAAAGCCCTTCTTTCGGTAAAACTCGTTTGATTCAAGCTCAATCGGGCATTTAGCAAAGATAGACGATGCATCCTTGCAAGTCCTTAGTTTTCTGAGCATCTCCGAGCCGGCTCCGGGGCGAAGGCTGATAATTTCCCTGATGGTTAATTGTCCGTCGCGTCTCAAGTGCCAGTGGCAAAATCCACCGTTGACCAGTAGGAGTTCACCACGTTGGGTACTTTCATATAAAGTTTCAAAAATCATATTTCCTCTTTAGCACGGGTTATCCTTCCGCTAGATTAATTTGGCGAGTATTAAAAAAACGACTGCGAGAACCGGGACTGGTCATGCGTCGCCGGCCTGTGAAAAATCAAGCATTGCAGCCAGGGTATTAAGTGCAATCAGGCTAATTCTGAAAACAAAGTCCCATTTAATGATTTTAGATCGCATGCGTTATCTTTGTTGTGCATCAGGCGACAACTGACAAAACCAGCAAAGTCATAAACCAGACAAAAAGAAAAGCGGATACAAAAACATGGACCCGCAATTCGTGTTTCACCCGTATATATGCGTGGCCTCTCCGCCGTGCATCGGCCACAATCGCATATAAACCACAAATTAGAGAGCCAACTAGCCAAACCCACTGTAGATTCTCAATCATCACAGTCAACCTCATTGACCAGTTCTAACTGGTCGGTTTCACAGTCTGCCATCGATCTCGCTATGACATCAACCGGCGTCTCAAAGAACTTACTTGGCCCTTTGGGGTTGTCCCTACTTTGACGGGAAAACTTCACTAAATCCTTCCAGGGGTTGGGTAATTTTGACCCACTAACCCGATTTAGATGCACCCAAATAGCAGCCCAGTATCCAAACATCCAAAACTTATAGCGTCCCAGGGCGTCCCAGGCTTTGCGTTCTGCCTCGTCAAGCTCGTGGCTCATTGCGATAGTTTTCATCTGCGTTTCTCCTGACTAAAAGCCGGCTTGTTTTCCATGGCCAGCTTGAACGTTTCCAAAGCCATAGACCGGACCAATAGTTGTAAGTCGGTACTTAGCCTGAAGTCACGCTCCAAACTGAGTACAAAAACCACGTGGAAGTTATGGACGGCCATAAAATCATCAATGGGGCTAATCTCAGGATGCTCCTCGCAGAAGCGGTTGTGGCACTCGTTGAGGTGGTCAAGTAACATTTTGACGTGTTCTCTGTTGGCTGCAAGTAGTTCTTTACTCATAGGTCAAACCAGAGCCTCTTGATCTACAACTATCCAGGTCCGTTTATTGCTATTTGGGTGCTTACCTATGGTAATAAGCCCCTTTTGTTTCATACGGTTAATGGTTGAACCATTGACAGTTCTTCCGCCTATCTCCCAACGGTTCCCAAACGGACCTGTTCTAATTGGTATGGCTGGATGCACCCTCAAGAGTTCGAGTAGTTGCTTCTCTGTTTTGGTCATTCTCACGCGACCTCCTCTAACGGTTCTTTGGTTGTGCCGTTGCCGTTGTGGTTTTGTTGTTGCTCCAACCAGTCGGAGAAGGTTGGCGCAAGTGCTTTTAGTTCAATGTTTTTGCAATAGCGTACCCCCTCATCAAAGTATTGGCGATTTAGTTCGATTACTACAGCCCTTCGGTTCATTTCAATTGCTACATACGCGGTAGTCAGTAGTCCCCCAAACGGATCAAAAACTATATCACCCTCGTTGCTACAGAGCCGGATAACCCGCCGTACCACGTCAAAGGGGAGAGGGCAAATATGCTTCTCTCGCCCATCCAGACTTTGCAACGTGTTCAAGCCGTGCATAAAATTTACGTCATCCCAAACCCAATCCTCATCAGAACGAGTAACGGCGGGGGGACAAAGCATTACCGAAGCAGGTAATCTATGATTACGGTCAAGCGCCTCGCAAATTTCAATGTGCCGATCGTAGTCGTAAGGATGGGTCAGTTGCTCATTCTTAAAAACTGCATAGATGTCTTCTGGCATTAATTGAGCGTATTCTGCTGGCGTAAGAAGTCGGTTTCCGTTTGAGCGCCATTCGCTATGAGCATCAACTTGCCAGCGTCCCCGGCTGAAATCGTCCTTGCTCTTTGTTACTGGCTCATCAGCGTAAGCGTTATCACTGGACGTAGGGGGCTTGCGAAAGAGTAGGATGTACTCAGGTAAGCCACTGCCCATCTTGGTAGCATCCTTACACATCTCCGACCAGCCGAGCCGGTAAGTGCTGTTATTTTCCCTAACTACATCGGTCACGACAGTTCGTCTACCTTCGTACATAAAACCGTGCTTACGAAAAGCCATTACGCACTCGTCAGAGAACGGGGAGACTTCCATAAAGCCGGTCTTGGTTTGATGACCGTAAAGAATACGGTCCTTAACGTGAATAGCGGCGACACGCCCCGGTTTCAACGTCCGAAGCAGTTCAGGGATGAGAAATTCCATTTGTAGCCAAAATTTATTGTCATTGTCGTTGTAACCGAAGTCGTTCTTTTTGTCTGTATATTGGAAATGATTTCCAAAAGGTATACTGGTGCAGAGTAGGTCAACTGAGTTGTCAGCCATCCCGAAGATTTCAGCCACGCAATCGTTATGAATAGCCGTAAAACACTTGCCGTCTACTTGCTCACGAACTACGCCGATAGAGCGCCGGCGCGTTGCCTGGCTCAAGGCAGTTCGAGTTAGGCCATATTTGCGTATAATCTCTCGCATTTTCCCAACGAGGATATCATGCTGCGCCCATTTGTGTTTGAGGCTTTCAAGTATCTGGTCTTCGCTTTCAGCGTAGATAATATGTACGTCTACCGGGTCGTTTTGGAGAAAACGATGATTACGATGGATCGCTTGGATAAAATCCTGGAAGCGGTAATCAATACCCAAAAAGACAACCTTGTGACACTGCTGAAGATTTAAGCCAGAACCAAGCATTTCCGGCTTGCTTAAAAGAATATGGGTATACTTATCTTTCCACTCATACAAGCGTCGTTCTGCCTCATCTGTAGGGAGTGACCCCTGAATAGAAGAAACGGAAAGCCCCATTTTTTCTAAAGCAGATTTCGCAATACGCTGTTCATCGTTTAGGTGACACCAGATGACGAATTGCGTAGGTAATCCGCCGCCCTCTCCAGAATAAGGATGCTCTCCTGAAATTGCCCCAATGCTGCATTGCATAGTCGGCAAAGAAGACCCCTGACCTTTCTCGTTTGATGATCGTGGTCCACTACCCCCACAGTCAGACCGTATTCCCTCTGAAGTTTGTTCTTCCGATTGGTAACACTTGCTCTCTTCTTGTTGTCGATGTACCATTGCCGACTGCGGGTCCTGACTTTTTCCCGATTGGCGTCGCTGTACTTTTGTGTGAGTTCCTTGTAGCGTTCTGGATTTTCCTTCCGCCAGCGTCGGTTTTTCTCCTTGATCCTTTCCTTGTTTTTCTGATAGTAAGTCTGACCGTAAGTCTTGACCTTTTCTTTGTTCTTCTGGTAATACTCCCTGAAGTACTCTTTCGTTGCTGACAATTTGTGTCATCCTTTCAACTCGGTCATCTATGGTGGCGCGTTTCTCTGCGCTGGCTTCTCTCACCCCCCCGGCGGCGTCAAGAAATAATCGGTGTTGCCCTCGGTCGTCGGTTTGTTCCCAGGCCCGGCTCTGATCAACGCCAATACGGTGATAATGAACTCGGAGTTCTGGCAGGTCATAACCTTCGGTATCATAACCCAGATCACTGGGGTGATATAGGAATAGCGCCCATGATGCGATCCAAAGCCAGAAGTCGGCTTCGTGTTGGGGGTGAAGGGTCAAATCATTCGCCTTGTTGGGGTTACGTTTGAACCAGTGGTTTAGAGATAAATTGTAATCCATCACGCCTAACCACTTGGCATAATAAATGAGTTCGCGGAAACGGTTTGGGGCAGGCGTTGCAGTGCAGACGTAGCGGTAAGGGACATTGGCAAAAACCTGTAAAAAAATCTCGTAGGTTTTACTGCCCAAGCTGCGGAGTACAGAACCCTCGTCAAGAGAACAGCCGCCGATATTGTGTTTGCGTGGATCAATGTCACCGTCTCGCACCCGTTCATAATTCGTAAGAAGATAGGGTGTATCTGCTGCTTCAATTTCCGCATCAGTACGTACGTATTGGAAATGAATATCCAGACGCGGACCATCTTCCTCAATAAATTGGTGTTTAACCCCCAGAGGACAGACAATTAGGAACTTACCACCTGTTTGTTGGTGAATGAGCCTGGCTAATTCCAATTGCACAACCGATTTTCCTAATCCGAAGCTGGCCGCGATCAACCCCCGACCTAGTCGGGTTGCCCACATCACCATATCACGTTGATGAGGGAACAGCGACGGATGAATGTTGCTTGCTTCAACCTCAAAGCCGCTGTAGTCGGCTAATTCAACTTTGCCAGCTAAAAATTCATAATATTTGTCAAGTACAGTCATCTTTAATAAACCTCCGCTATCAATTCAATCGCCGGCGGCATCTCCGCCCGTATCTTTGCCAGTTCTTCTTTCAGCGCCGGGTCGAACCAGGCGGCAATGATGTCCAGCACCGCTGCGGTGAGGTACGGCTCACTCACCCACCAGGCTTTTGTGGTTTTGTCGAACCTTCTGGCGTGGCCGGGGAGTTGGGTTTTTAAGTCCTCAACGAAGCCTTTGTGGTAGGGCGTGTGGAGGTGATAGCCGCCCTGAGTAGGCGTTATCTTGACCTTGCCACCGGCGAAGGTCATTTGAGATTTGAGGTTAAGGGACAGAAGTTGGTTATTCATTTAAGTACCTCGATACACCGTTCCAGGATCATTGTCATCACCGGTGGTGTAACCGCGTTCCCGTATTGCTTGACCCGTTCCCGTTCGGTTCCCAAAACAGTATACGTATCAGGAAAGGCCATCGCTTTGCCTATCTCGTGACTTTTGAGCATACGAAAGTAACAATCCTCAACGGCTGGCTCACTACCCGGCTGCACCAGGCCGTGCCGGTCGTGAGTTGAGACCGTAGCAACCGGGTCAGTCACGGGTTTAGCCTGGTCGCTGCCGCTATAGTAGGAGACCAGGAAGGGTGAAGGAATAGTCAAGCCTAACTTTTCACCAGTCGTCTGGGTTGGCATTGGATCAGTTACCGGGCGGGTTATCTCATCGAAATAATTGACCGAGGTCAGGAAGGGCGATGGTGTAACTAATCCGTGATGGTTGCCACCTGCCAGGACGCAACCCAACACATCGGTCAATGGTCGGGCCTGCGTCCCACTGCCGTGCATCTCAACCAGGTATGGTTGCACCAGGCCGTGGTGAGTGGTGGTCAAAATACTTCCCATTGGGTCGGTGATTGGACGAGCGCTACTCTGACCATAAAGCTCAACCAGATAAGGCGCTCCGACCGTGCTTTGAGTAGGTAAAGACTCAGTGATGTGCTTTAGTGGATAATCCGGCGAGTCTCGCATCGAGACGACAAAGGCCAATGTTTGGCGGCTTGTCTGGGTGGGAATGGGTTCATACATATTGTGACACTTGCCGGGGTGTTCGGCGTGAGTGTGGCCTAAATCTACAAGATAATGCACCGGCCAGGTAGGTTGAGTGGGAAGCGGTGCATCAATAGGAGAATTGGCCGCCCTTCCCACTGCGCGGGTATAATAACTTGTCAAAAACGGCTGCCGTCCATACTTCTCCAACCCCACCCGAATCCGGTCCAACGTCTTTTCCTTGAGCGGTCTCTTTCGGTCGCCAATTCGCTCAGAAGGTAATGCCCAGTCTATGGCATTGGCAGCACAGTAGTAGTACGGTGTCACCTCGCCGGCGCAAGTTGGGCAGTGGTAAAGATACTGGCGGTTCTTGCCATAGCGTCCCCATCGTTTGCCTGGATTTTTCCAGCCCTGAACCGCTGCGACATTGCACTCACAGCGGGGACAATAAGCCGGCGGGGTAAAACGAAGGTCAGGCGCTTTGTTGCCGCGTTTCCAGAAAACCACGTACATGCGGTCGCGGCTCTGGGGTGTTGGGTGGGCGAACATTGAATTGAAGTAAACAATTTCGTGGTTGTAATCGAGTGACGACATAGCTTGTAACCAGGCGTTAAACAGCCGCCAGTTTCGAGCATCAACCACGTTCTCGGTGATAATGAGCCGGTAATCGTGAATCTCGGCAAAACGTGGGGTATCCCACATCGTGGCCCGACTGCGTTCCTCTGCCGGGTCAATGATGGCCTTGCCAAACATCTCCATCTGGGCCTGGTATTTGCGCTGTTTGCCTTTAGCCAGGCTGTGATTTGTGCATTCCGGGCTGGTGATCAGAATATCGGTTGAAGGATACCGGCGCGGGTCACAGGCCGAAATGTCGGTGCAGTCAACGTCCGTGTTTGGATGATTAGCTGAGTAGGTTTCTACAGCGCGTTTCCAGTGGTTCATAGCCTGCTGAAGTTCGGCTCCGGCCTCAACAGCTCCGATACTGCTGCCACCTGCCCCACAGAATTGATCGGTTACGGTAAGGTAAGATTTTTTCATTCTTGATTCCAATGTACCCGGTATAGGTAAACCATATTTCCGTTTCGTTGGGCGTAGTCGCTAAAGCTGGGCCTGGCCGGCTCGGTTCGTTTGGCCCGCTGGCACCGGTGTTGCAGTTCGGAAATATAGATATTTTGGTTGTTCAGAAGGCAGGTCAGTTCCTTGATCTGCCTGTCACGCTCCCGGATCTCGCTGCGGTAGTGACGGTGGTAAAGGCGGGAGAGGATGGCGCCGGTCAGAGCAGCCAGGACCAGGGTAAAGATGGTTAGGGTCACTTGATTAACTCCTTAAAAGTTTTTTCGAGCTTCCAAATCAATAAATGTGGTTACGTGCTTTTTGAAGTAGGTTGTCAACGATCCGGTTCTGCCCCCTCGGTGTTTAGCCACAATCAACTCTGCTACATTTGGGAATTGGGTTTCCGGGTTGTAAACTTCATCCCGGTAGATAAAAATGACTGCATCGGCATCGTATTCCCAGTTTCCACTTTCGCGCAGGTCAGATAACACGGGCCGCTTATCGTGACGCTCCTCGCATTTTCTGGACAAAGAGGCTACGCACACAACTGGGACCTTTAACCCGTTCGCCATCCGCTTGAGCATGGCCGATACCGCGCCTAATTCGGCATCCCGGTTTTGATAGTTCTTACTCACCGTTACCCGTTGACCATAATCTACCACTATCAAATCAAGGCCATGTTTCCACTGGTGAGTAATAGCTCGCGCTCTAATAGCTTCAATGTTTTGGGTTATGTCATCAATGGTCAAAGGCCATCTCGAAATACGATCAACTACTTTGTTGATCTCTGAAAACTGGCCGCTAGTTAGCCCCTTGTTTCTCATGGTCTCGGTATCTATGCCGGTTTCGCTTGACACCAGTCGCTCTACTAGCTCATCACCTATCATCTCCAGGCTAAAATAGAGCACCTTCGCCTGTCGCTTCAGCGTAGCCGTCTTTGTCATTTGCAAAACCAGGGCGCTCTTGCCCATCCCGGGACGGCCAGCTACCAGAATGAGTTTTCCCTGCTGTAACCCCCCAAGTATTTTGTCTAGATCGTAAAGGCCGGTCGGAAGTCCAACTATGTCATTTTCATTAGCGTAGTAGGTATCAAGGGCCTCACTAAACTTCGTGCAAAAGTACCCAATCGAGCGCGCTTGCCCTATCTGATTATTGGTAGAAACCTTTAGCAACACGTCGCTAGCTTCCTGGATGATATTGGTGGGGTCATCATCCTTGCTTTCGAAACTAAGCTGGGCAATTTCCCCGGCTGCGGTTATCAGATTTCGCCGGACCGCGTCCCGCTTTACAGTTCGGGCATAATAACCGGCATGAGCTGAGGTTGGCGTTACATTAAGCAAGTAGGTTAAATGAGCCGCACCTCCCAGTTCTTCTAGTTGGCCCTGTCGTTCCAGTTCATCGCATAAGCTCACGATGTCACAATGTGCGCCAAGCTTTTTGGCCGCTGCAAAAACCCAGCCGTTACGATGGATAAAAAAGTCGTCCTGGGTGATGCCTATTTCATCACACCAGATAAGTGCATCCGGGTTAATCAAAATAGAACCTATCAAAGCTTCCTCGTTTTCAATGTTATGAGGCTGCAACCGGTCAGGCGCTGTGCCGTTGTCCCAAATAGTTGGTTCTTTGGGCTGCGCGCCATTCCTGCCGTTTTTGTAAGTCTTCTTGATTTCCATTACGCAACGCCTGCGTTGTGAATTTGCTCTTTGTCCTCTTCGCGCAGGCGCTGGTAAAGAGCCATATCTATTTTGGGCAGTGATTGGGGAACGATATTCCCATTTGTGGTCGGCATTGGCCGACCTGCCTGGATCCAGGATTTATACTGGCCCCAAAATTCACCAACTTGTTTCAATGTCGGAACGGAATCACCCCTCCCGGTCCAATGATGGGTTTTTCGCCATTTTTCAAAGTCAATAACTTCATCCGGCTTGGCATCCTCTTCGGCCAAAAACGCCAACAGCGATGATAATGATTTAGTTAAATCCTTTGACCTTTTGACAAATGCCCATTTCAATCTGCAAATTTCTAAAACAGATTGGCAAACAGGACCGGGCGTTACCTCCTCTGTTGTTTTTGCTGGAGTCTTTGCTGTTATGGATTTTAGACATTGTTGAATTTCGATTTTAGAGTTTGTTGAATTTCGATTTTCAAGATTGTCTAAAATCGAAATTTCACTATCTTGAATTTCGGGATTGTCTAAATTCGATTTTGAACTATCCTGAATTTCGGGATTGTCTAAATTCGATTTTGAACTATCCTGAATTTCAACACTGTCTAAAATCGGAAATTGTTTAGCTATTTGGTCAAGAATAAAGGTCATATTGGCTCGATAGTGAATAGTTGGGGCGCCATTGGCGTTGGTTTTCATCAGGGAAATAAATCCAGCGTTTTCGAGTTCTTTGCCTAACCTTGTTACCTGAGCATAGCTTAGACCGGATTCCGTTTTCCATTCACTGGCTTTTTTCCAGAAGAAACCGTCTTCGCGGTCACCTTTATCGCTCCACCAAACAATACGATCCAGGAATAGTCCGCGTAACGGATCTCCCGTGATGGTGATATAGATTTGAGTAGACCATTGCTTCTGACCGGATAATTGCTCGGTCAAGTCAATGATGGTCTGATAGTTATTTGAGGACATCCAGGCTCAACATTTCTTGGCGGCGTAAGTTGATTTTTTTTAGTGCTATAGCGTTCCTGACTTTTTGAACGCATATTCTGGTTTCGTTCCAAACCTCCGAACCGGTAAACCGAACTACAGTCCAGCCCATTCGTTCTATTTCTTTTTGGCGGCAATAGTCTTTCAGAATTTGGTCAACAGTTGAATGATAATTGCGCCCATCGACCTCAATAGCGGTTTTTTCTTTTTCAATGGCAAAATCAACCCGGTAAGGTCCAATTTGATACTGACAAGTTACACCCTCAAGTTTTAGGTTTTTGGCCTCTTGCAGAAACAGCTCTTCCATCGGACTTTCTGTTTCAGTTCGACCAATCCCTATCTCTTGCTCGTATAGCTTAATTAACGTACCGAGTTGCCATGTTGCCACTATCACCGCACCTCAATTCTCTGCAATCTTCGGGCGTCCCGGATGACGGTTTTAATCCAGTTGATAAGGCTCATCTTGCCTCCCGGCGATACTTCCGTACAACCTCGGTGGCCGTCTTCTCGGTCGCGACCAGGTTGTATCCGGCCAGGCTGGGTAGCAGGTCGAGCAATGTCACCCGGCGCGTCGGTGTTTCTTTTGGCTGGCCGGCGCGTTTGAGCCAGGTGATCCTGGCGTGAGCGTCGTTGGGGTCCCGACCGTAATTCCTGCTGGCAATGAGCAGATCGAACCCTGCCTCTGGCTGCGCTGTTAGCCGGGTCAGGGCCGCTTGCATCGCGGTTACGATGATCTGCACCGCATCGGCGGCAAAGCCGTTGCCGAGCATCGTTATGGCGTGTTGGTGGGCCTTTGGGTCCAGGGTTCGCAACTGGAGCAGTTGCAGCTTGTGAACGGTCTTGAAGGTGGCCATAATTCACCCCACCTTCCCAATTTTGGCGAGTTGGGCTTTTTTGCAATCGGCACAAATGCCGTGGCTGATTTCCGTGGCGTTTGGGTCTCCACCCAGAAAGCGACCGCACCAGGCACAAATGATTTTGTGGACGCTCATTCGAGCACCCCGGCCAGTTCGGCTTCGGACATCTCGACCAGCGAACGGGCCGCCTGGGTGTGATCTTCTGACCAGGCAACTTCGTCGCCGCCAAGGATGATGACAAAGTCTGAGCCGAAGGAATAGACGCCATCGGCCAACAGGGGCAGGTGGTGAGACTTGCAGCACACGCAATCACCGCAGTGTTGCCCAAATTGGCAGGCAGTACAAAAGCGGCTATTCGATTGAATAACTGAGGTGAGTTTTTGCGCAGAAAGCGCCGGATGGGTAATATTAAGGGCAGGCATTGCAGAAGCTCTCTTTCTGTCGTGCTAGAGCCGTTTTGGTGTTTGCTGCACCGGGCGGCTCGCCTATTCTTAAGGAAGCAAAAGGGCCAACTCTGTTCTTGTCTGCCAGGACGTTGAACGATTGAGTTGGCCCTATTGCTTTCCCTAAAAATAAGGGATATGATAGCTTTGGTTGTTACTTCATCCAACGTCCTGGCACTCACTATAATATCATACATCTGTCCTAATGTCAAGACATCTGCTGTAATTGATAATACATCTGTCAGGGAGGGTAATTTGATACAAGTTAAGCTATTTGAATTTTGGAAGCAAAAGGAAATCGAGCTTGGCCGCACTATCCAGGTTACTGAGGTATCAAAGGCAACTGGTATTAGCCGTGATACGCTGACACGGTTAAAGGCCGGAAAGACGGCCCGTCCTGATCTAGCCGTTATTGATAAACTTTGCAGATATTTCGATATTCCCACCGGTACAATTCCTTTTTTGGTTTATGAGGAGGACTAATTTATCCGAAGAACAACCACAACACCATTAGCCCACCGGCTGCATAAGCCAAAGTGGCTATGGTGCAAATGATAAAATCAATCGCGTCGTATCTATCGAACATTGGTTATTCCTCCCACCGTTTTTTATTCTTCCCGGCCTTCGTGGCCAGTTGCTTTTTCAACCGCTGTATCTCCGCTCTGGCTTCTGTAAGTTGGGCCAGGGCCTGCTCGTTTTCCCGGTGGTAATCCTCTGCCACCTGCTGCCACTGTTCAGCGCAGGCGATGGCTTTGGCGATTTGGTTGTTCGAGTCGTCAACCAGGCGGTTCATCTCATCGAGCAACTGCTCTGGTGATAGCCGTTTGGTTGACGGCCGGCGGGGTTGGCACTTGAGGCCGGTGACGTAGCTCATATCGGTAAATTCACGTATTCCAAACACTGCTCAAGGCTGGCTTTGGTGAGACTAAAATCACCGACATTTACCCAGTCGTGTTTTTTTGATAAAGGCACAAATCGCTGCACCTGGATGTAATTCTTGTCCCTGAAAAATCTGACTGGGGGTTGCTCCAATTCAATCGTGGCTCCGGCTTTGAGCAGGGCCAGCAGGGACATATTCGAAGTAAGTGCTGTCATTTCACGATCCTTAATTCGTGCTCCGGGTAGCTGAGCGTGGTATTTGTGAGCCATCAGACCGCCCTCGTTTTGGCCTTGATGATTTTCGCCCTGGCCGCTTTGACCGCCTCGGTGGTGTGTCCGAACAGCTTGTAATCTGACCACATTGTTTCGATCAGGACACGGCGCATGGCCTGTAAATTCGGCTTTTTGGCCGCTGGTTTTTGGGATAGCTTAAAACGTGCCATCAGGCGGCCAATCTACGTTGCTCACGGGCGCGTCGTCGGCAATGAGTAGATTGTCGGTCAGGATTGCCCGTACCACCTCGTCGAGGGTGGTCAGGAGTGCGCCGGCGCGGTTGCGGTAGTGACCGGTGCTCCGGGTCAGGTCTCTGTCGATCCGGCTTACCAGGGCCAGGGCCGCGCGGTAGGCGGTCTCCCGTTCGGTCATAGCCGGTGTTCTGATCAATTCAGGTATCTGTTCCACATTTCCTCCACTTTGTTTCGAGTAGTTGTCTGATTTTTCGAAGTGCGTTTTGTTGCTTGTTTCCAGCTATAAATGACTGCTCATCCGCAAATTCATATGCCCGCCGGATCAGGGTTTTGTTCTCTAATTCGGCGTCGTGCAGCAGGGCCAATAGTTCCTCGATTTCTCTTTGCTGTTTATAAGACGAGGCGTAAGCGTTAGTCATTGTTGAGATCGGAATTGCTCTTCCGCTGAATGTGGTTTTGAGATTTGTTAGTAGCGAAATCGGATGAGAAATAACGCAAAACAACTACAGCCCCGGCCCCGGTTGCCACCGCCAGAAAGACCAGGGCCACCCACCCCAGCCCCATCAGGGAGACAGTCAAACCACCGCCCAGCAGGACTGATGCCGTACCGTAGACGTAGCAGGCTATCAACTCCTTGACCGTTTTCGGCAAGACGGCATCGGTATGCCGGGTTAAAAACAGCCGGAATAGATACGGGGCAATGGCGACTAGAAACATCCCCACCAGGACGCCGGTTATCAGGCAAACAAAAAATTTGTCATCTTCGATGGTCATAAATTCAATCTTTCGTGATACACTAAAATTACAATCCAATAGGGCAGAATTCCGGCGGACTGCTGACGGTGGCCGCTCCTCTGCTCATCGTGGTCGCCGGGGAGGGAGAGACAACCCCGGCGGCTCACGCATTTCGCACATTAACAATTTAATCTAAAATGGTACTTCGATTTCAGTGTATGTCAGATACGCCACGGTTGCCGCTCTGGACACGCTCTGGACAACGCAGAGCGACAAAAACGCCCGTGGTGTACTTTCCTTCCTAAAAATCAATTTCCTCTTCCTGGGTGACTTCTTCAGCAGCTTTTCCGCCTGGTTGAAATTCACCTCTGGGGAAGAATTTATTCAGTTCGCTTTCGCCGGCGGGCTGACCGAACAGGTCAAGCTGTCCGGCGGCTATGGCAGCCTCCCGTTCGGCTTTGACCGCTTCCTGATAGACCTGGTATGCCTCCTCTGGAGCAGGCAGGGTGACCGTAGCTTTCCACCTGTCATCCTTGTTGCCGTTGAGTAGCCAATCAAGCAAAGCATCGGCCATGGCGGCGCTCAGGTCAGTGGCGCTGTCGTAACCGGTGAGCCACTTGAGCGAGGCGTGGTACATTGTTTCGGCCTCTGGAACGGGCTTGAACGCCTCCTGGAACTTGGCGCTCAACAGGTTGGCGGTTTTGCTGCCGAAGGGGTGCAGAGCGACGGGTAACAGTTGTCCGGTGTTTGGATCGGCCAGGGCGGATTTTGATACTTTCTTTTCCAGTGCTGCTTTCAGGTCGAGGGGGGAGAGGAGAGGCCGGATTTTGGACTGTTTACCTTTGGTTGGTTGAGGCGTTGGCTCTGGTGGTAATACCGGATCCGGCTCTGGTTGTGTCTCATCCGTAGTCTCAATCTCAACCTCTTCAAAATCAGCGTCCTCGGAAACGGGCGCTTCCCACTGCGGCGGCTCACTGATGACCGAGGGCGAATCAACAATATCAATACTGCCCTCCGGCTGACCGGGGGAGAGAGCGTATCTGGCCATGGGGTCTATCAACCGGCGCTGGGCACGAATGAGAGAAATCATATACTCAGGCTCAATCTCCAATTGGAGCACGTATTTATCCACTCTCACCCGGCCCGTCGGATTGCCCTTGTGGTCCTTCTTGACCGGGGACATCGAGCGTAAAACACGGCGCAGAATGAACGGCACCCCGGCCAGCTTCCTCTTGCCGGTGAGCTCGTAAATGAGTTCCTGGATATTGAGCATCTGCTGAGGAAGCTCTTGCAGGTTGACAATCGAACCGGTGGAGATTTGAAAATAGGCCATCCGGGGGACAGCTTGCAGCATAACCAGCAGGATACCCCGATTTTTGCACATAGCGCATTTGGCGTAAATACCCGGCTCGCGCAGGGCCGGGCAGGGCATTTTGTCACCGGCGTTGTGGGACTTCAGTTTATTGTCGGCCATACGCTCGGTAAAGGGCAGGATACACACGCCGTCTTTTACGGTGGCCTGGCCGGTGGTGGGGTTGATGGCGTGGAGGATATGCTGCCCGTCGCCCTGGCAGGTCATAGAACTGGCCGAGAAGAGCGTCCGGTAGGTTGGGAAATTCCGGTCAATATCATCGAAGGGGAAGTAAATCTTTAACTCGGTGGGGGTTTCTGTACCCAATGCCTCTGCCACGCCGGGGGCGTCTTTTAGGATAAAGTGGCCGGCTTCGGTGGTTACTTGTTTGCCCATATCACCGCTACATTTCGGGCATTTGGTGGTGTCCGGTTCGTCGTGGGATAATTTGTACTTGCACTGCTGATTGAGGCAATATCTGGTTTTGTACCCGAGCCGGATGATCCCGGCGCGGGGTACGGATCTCTCGTCTCGTTTTAGCCCTTTTATCGGCATAATAATTTTCCTTTGGGCCGTAACAGGCCGTCTACAATTTCGTAGCTCTCACTCATTTCTGAAATCTCAGCATCCCGCAGGGCCTGGATTGCCGGGACATCCCGTTTGTGGACAAAGAAGCGGTGTTCAACGCCGGCGCCCTCACAGGCTAACCCGGCATCGTGATACTTTAACGGTCCCAAACATTCAGCGCAGCGGTGGGTGTACCTGGCAATGTCTCTGTAAACGACCTTGCCACCGATGCGCATCGTTACACTTGGATTAAAGGTGCGGAACTTGCTTTTGGTCCAGGACATCTCAGAAATCGCTTTCGGCAATGGGGTCAGTAGTGCCATACTTGGCGAAGATAAGGGCGTCGAGCAGGTCCTCACAAGTACTAATCGTGTCACCGCTAATAATGGTGTTATCACCGCAAAAGCCGGACCAGGTAGCAGCCAAGAGGCTTTCAGGGTCAACTACCGGCCCCGGCCTTACAATGACAATACTATCCGTGTAGGCGCATTGTTCACCGGGGGTACCGGTAAGATTTACCTGGATTTCATAATAGCCGGTGCCGTCGTCGTCCTCGTGGTCAAGATAGGCGATGACTGTGGTGTCTGACAGGTCAAGTTCGTAGCAGTCGGACAGGATTTGCTGGGCCTGTCGGGCAATTTCTTTCCATTCAGCCGCTCTGCGTTTGGCTTCCTCTTCCCGACTGCGGATATAGGTTTCACGGGCCAGTCGTTTCTCTTTCAACCGGCTGGCAATGGCTTCGTCTACGGTTTTCATCAGATAAAAAATCTCCCTTCGGGTAATTTCATAAACGGTTCCTGAGCTTTCTTCAGCAGCTTTTCGGCCCGGTTAAAATTCACCTCGTAGGCCGATAACTCTGGATTTTCACTAATCGCCGCTTCCCAGGCGGTCTTGTCCAGTTGGGGGGTTTTGGGCTGGGTCCAGCCACACGAGCCGACGGCCGTTCGTTTGGCAACCTCGCCGGTGGAGCGGAGTTCGTTCTCAGCCAGGCTCAGAGCGGCTTTTTTGATTTCTTCAAACTGGGCAATGGCGGCATTGGCTTCTTTGTAGACAGCGATGGCGCTGTCTACGTCTTCAAACTGGGCCAGTATGGCAGCGAGTTCGGCTTCTGATTTCACTTCTTCACCTTCCATCCTTTTTCCTCAAGTAGTGCCTCCGAAAATTCGTCTAAGGCGCTCTCGAAAGCCGTCGCCGGGATAATGTGATTTGGTAAAAACCACGGCTCCGGTTGCGCCGGTTCCGGCAACCCTAGCACCTGCCGTACTTTGGCCGTAATACCAATCAGGTCACCGGAGGCGTCGAAGACTTGCCCACCAATCTCGACAATCCACTCTCCGGATTTTTCCCGGTTGCGGCGAATGGAGGCGTCCCCAAGGCGTAACATGGGAACGCGGTCGGTGGGGTGGGTCTCGTCGTTGTGGCAGGTCCAGCCAAGGCGTTTGAGTAGGGTGTAGGCGTCATTGAGGGACCGGGCGCTCTCCATGGCGTGGCGGCGGAGTGAATTGTGGATGCCGTTTTTGTAGCGATTGTCAGCCATTGTCTATCTCCTTTGCGAGGACCAGAACGGGCTTGCCGCTTCGTCTGTCAACTGCGCATGATCCAGGCGAAAGAATAGAAAATTGAACGTTTGTAGACCATCGCTCATGGACTAAAACCGTGGCGCTGCCGTAGGCTTCGACCGTGGCGCTGCCGGAGGCTCGAACCGTGGCGCTGCCGTAGGCTCGAACCGTGGCGCTGCCGGAGGCTTCGACCGTGGCGCTGCCGTAGGCTTCGACCGTGGCGCTGTCGGAGGCTCGAACCGTGGCGCTGCCGTAGGCTCGAACCGTGGCGCTGTCGGAGGCTCGAACCGTGGCGCTGCCGGAGATAAGCACAAGGCCAATATGGACCT